CTAGCTGCTTCTTCTTCCATAGCAGTCAAAGTGTTATTAGCTGCATCAGCAGACTTTTGACCCGGAGTACGTCTATCTGCCATGTTTATGATAGAGCGTCCTGCGTTTGCTAGTTTTTCTTTACTGGTTGCTATAGCAGAAGGAGCTTCTTTAAGCACCTGTCCTGCTCTTGTAACAGCCACAGGTAGCGTAGCGCCTAGCACAGTATATCCAACCAGATTAGCTGCATCAAACTCATTCTGAGCAGCCTGTGAAGCAAGTCCTGAAGCAAGGCCTACGCCTCCTCCAATAGCCAGCATAGCCTTGGTGCTCTGACCTACAGGCAAGAGTACACTAGGATCTAATAGTCCTTTGGTCAATGTTCCAGCAACATTAGCACCAGTGCTTCTACCCCAGACTTCTTGCTTGGTTAAGGTGTCAGCATGTTCTGCTGCTACATTAGCTGCCTTGTTCTCACGAAGGCGCTGTAGTCTTTCATCGTAACTAAGACTTTGAAACTCATCGCCTAGCCCCATCTGTAAAGTAGGCAGTAGGCTACCTTCTTCAAAGCTATAGGTTACTGAAGACTGTGGGAATGCAGCGGTAAGGACTGTGTTAAAGTCCTCCATCAAGCTACTGCCTTGGTCAAAAGCTAAATGAGCTTCCTCCATAAACGTAGGTTCTTCTACAGTTTCCTTGAGGATCTCACGCTGCGCCTCTAGCTGCTCTTGCTGTACCTGTTGTTCTCTTTCTTGTTGAAGTTTAAGCATGTCACCCACGAAGAACTCTTCATCGTTAGGTGTGTACACAGGGAAATCATCAGATGCTGTAGGGTCATAGCCAAAGTCTTGGACAGTGGCGTGCCCACCTTTGATAGCAAACTTCATGATCTCAACATCAGAAGTTCCTTCAGGTACATTAACTAACTCTACTCCATTAGGCAGAGTTACATCTAAAAGCTGAACAGACATCTAGCCTCCAAAGTCTACTTTTTTATTAGTGCTAGTGCCTTGTGCAGCAGGTGCTGAAGGAGAAGAGGGTCTCTCTATAAACTCACTAAGATCAGGGACAACAAAGCTAGATCCTGCAAAATCATACAAGCCTTCTTCCGCAGACATATTTTTAGAACTCATCACATCCTTAAACGCTGTTATCATTTCTTGCTGAACAGATGTTTTATTAAGTTTAGCTCTTTCTTCAGCTACACGCATTACTGTTACATTGAAATTAAACTGTGCAGCAGGAGGAAGCTCTGTCCAGTTTTCTTTCATTACGTCAGATAGTAAATCTTCTGTTTCTAAAATAGTTTCAAGCGTCTTTCCTGTAGATGGCTTTATTGAAGGGACAGTAGTTTCTCCCTTGATAATAGGAAACACAGGATTCTCTGCACTTACAGGCACCCATTCTCCTCTCTCAAGAGTAGAGTACACTCCATTAATAGTGGATGTTATTTTGGCTGACCCGTCCGGCCCCACAACAGAACCGACTTCTGGCTTGGTAGATTTAATACCCGCAGCTAAGAAAGAACCTACTTGTTTCCTATCTAAAAACCCATTCTCTACCAAAGGTCTCAGTGTTTCTATCTGCTCTGTAGATTTCAATGAATCTAAATAATCTAAAGCAGTTTGCTTTTGTTTACCTTTCTCTGCTCTGCCTAATAAAAAACTAAGTGTTCCTTGAGACATGGGTTTGGAATCTTTGCCGTACAGACTAGAAAACATATCTTGATTTTCGTATCCTAAAGAGCTTACCAGACTACGTTGCTGTTCTATATTATTTTCGTCAATAGATTTAGCTCTACGCTGAGAAGCTAGATAACTAGCTCCTTCTTGGGGACTATATGTTCCGTCTCTAACATAGGCAGCTTCTTGAGCTTCTCCCATGTTTTCTAAAGCAGTAGCTACGCTTTCTATTCTGCTAATTCTACGCTGTTCTGTAGCTGCTGTCCTAGCATCGTTAGCCATCTGTCTACGCAACTGTACTGCTTGCTGTCCTAGTGCATTTCTCTTGTCTGGGTCTAGCTCAAACTTGAGTCTAGTTTCAATAGCTTCTAGTTGACCAGCAGGAGTAGTCCTATCTATGCCTGCTGTAGCAGCCAGTATCTTTTCTTCAGGAGTTCTTACGTCTATGCCTAGCGCACCGCCAAGCTGTCTAACAGCGCCTTGAGCAAATGGACTCATAGGTTGACCAGTGCCTGTCAGCAATCCTGAAGTACCTTGAGTAGGTGATACCTTGTAGCGGTCAAACGCGCCTATTCTATCTAAAAGTCCCATAAGTATTCCTTAGTTAAAATTGGCCAATAGCATTAATAACATTAGCTATATCACTAATCATCCCAGAACTACCCCCTGATCCTCCACCACTAGCCGCTGCTGCTGCCTGAGTAGCTTGAGCGCCTAAGATACTAGAGTATATATCACGTAGGTTCTGACTACGTACAGTTTCTGCCTGTAGTAAATCTTCTAGGCCACTAATGTTTGCTTCAGCCATAGTCTTAGCACCTAACTGCTGTCCTGTACGTGCTATATCAGCAATACTAATAGCAGGAGTCAATGAAGACAGTAGCTGTTGCTCTGGCTGGAACTGTGCAGCTTGTGAAGCAACAATGTTTTGTAGCTGTGCGGCCTGTAGTGCTTGAGGTAATCCTGCTGCTCTACCACCAAGACCAAACATGCTCTCAGCAAGTCCTGCTTGTTGCAGTTGTTCTGCTTGTGCTTGCTGTATTGCACTCAGAGATGCTCTAGCCTTAGCTTCTTCCTGGGCTTGTGCCAATGCTAGTTGCTCAGGAGAACCACCAAACATAGCTGTACGTAGACCTGTGCGTCCTTGAGAAGCTAAACGCTCTTCTAGTGCAAGCTGTTGACGTTGCTCTTCAGGTCGTTGAGTGGCTCTAATGCGCTCATAGACATCAGCTTCTCTAGCACCCATAGGAGCCATAGCGCCCGTTAGGAAGCCTCCAACGCCCCCTAGAGCCTGTTGCTGGATACCTGATACATCTGGTGCTACTGCACTCATATCCCCCAGTAAGCCGCCTGTGATGGCTTGTAGCTGCTGTTGTTGTGCAGCTTGTGAAGGAGCTAACGTAGTAGCAAACCCTCCTTCAGGTGTGGTAGTAACGCCACCAAACCCTGTGGATACTGTAAATGGCTTAAAAGCACTAGCTGCTTGAGCTTCTTGGCCTATTCTAGCCTGCTCTGCTGCTGACTCTTGTGCAATGTCAGTGATCTTGTTAAGCTCATCAATCTTTAGACCAGCACCAATTAACTGACCACCTTGACCACCTAAGAATCCACCTAGAGCAGTGCCAAGGTTGCCTAGGTTATTGAAGAATCCCCCAGTGCCTCCAGTGCCTCCCATAGTCCCACTTAGATCACCAAGTAATTGATCCCCTAAGATTGCTTTCAACTGACTATCAGTTAAAGTACCGTTACTCATTTATATTCTCTCTATGTCAATACTGTTGTTATCACGGAGGCTGCACCTGTTACCACAACAGTAACAACAAGCCAAGCCAGACGCTCCCACTTCACTGCATGAGCAGCAGCTAGTTCTTTAAGCTGCCGGAGTTCAGCAGTTGCTTCACCCCAGCGTTCACCACATTCTTTCTCGTGTTGAGCTATCTTCTCTAGTGCTTCTAAAGCTAAGTCAAGTGTTTGCGTCTGATCCTGCTTCATTAGTCTTTAGCCTTACCTACGTTTAGTGCAATAGTGTTTAAGACGTTGTATACCTTAACTGCCCAAGGCTTGTCCTGTGGTGCTGATGTTACAGCAGTTACAAGAGATGCTATAGCCACAGCAGCAGTTACTACGTTAAAAATGTCAATTATGTTTTCCATCGTTATGATCCTAAAGTTGGTTTAGTGTCTGGAAAGTCTGAGGTGCTAGGCCAATCCCGTAGTGCCTGACGGTAAGTCAGATACGCTGCTCTCTGTGGGTGGTCAGTCAAAGGTGCAATGTAATCTGTATCCTCAAGCTCCTGATTCCTCCACAGCCTTGCAGCATCTTCTGCTGGCACAGGACTTTGGGCAGGAATAGCCTCTTCGTATCTACCAGCGTAGTTTGCCTCAACAAACTCTAGGTCAGCTACAATGCGGTTAATCTCTTCGTTGCTTTCATTTTTTATAATGTAAATAGCCATTGTAGCCTCCGTTAAACAAACATGATGATGCAAAGGCCACTACCACCGGCGGCCCATTCACGGCCTGTTGCAGATGTGCAAGTATGAAAGGGGCCGCTAAAAGCACCTGAACCGCCGCCACCATTTCCTCCGGGGCCAGCGCCTATTCTGGCGGTGCTAGTTGAGTCTACACCGCTTACCCAACTTACCGCACCTCCACCCCCAAAGCCCCCGCCTTGAGCAGCGTGATAATACTCATTAGTGTAAGAAGAATCACGCCATCCTGAAGCAGCGCCACTACCGCCGCCATAACCTCCACTACCGGAGTAAGTGCCAGTGTTATAAGTATGATAGGAATAGCCTCCCGTACCATGAGCATCAATTATATTGATTGTAGACGAACTAGTAGGCCCGCCAGCGGTTGAGCCGGTCATTTTGTTCGCATTATTGTCGGTTGTACTTGATACGCCAGCGATGACTGCACTTCCCCCCGGACTAAGGTAGGAATAAGCACCAGTGCTAGTAACGCCAAGGACATCACCACCATTACCTCCAACACCTGCGCCGCCAGTAGCAATAATTTTATCTTGACCGCCAACAGCGCCTGTCATAGTCACGCTGCCGCCATTAAAGGCTGTGCCATAGAGAGCAACAGCGCCTCCTCCTGTTGTTATAGCATTATACTGACATCCGGCTACTCTTGAGATAGTACCCCCAGTGCCACCTGTGTAATTAAAGTCACCACCACTAGCTGTACCGCCTGCTCCTCCAGCAGTAGAAACAGCACTAGAAGTGCCTGCGCTAAACTGTCCGCCACCGCCACCGTTAGCAACCATATTTACAGATGCCGCTGCGGAAGCAGTAACAAAACTAGTGTTGCCTCCATTGTTTCCTACTCTTGAGGAGTTAATGTCATTTGGTGCCAACGTAGTAGCGCCTCCAGCGCCAATAGTGACAGTGAAAGTTTCTCCTGCTGTTACAGCAAAAGTTTTTTCACTATAGCCGCCACCGCCACCGCCTGTAGCATCCCCAGTGTTCTGATCTATGCTCGCGCTTTGATTAGCAAGGAACGCACCTTGACCGCCACCACCAGTAATGATGACTTTGACCCTTCCTGTAATTGGAGAAGTAAAAGTCTTTGATGTTCCTATAACAAACTGTGTTGTGGGTATTGGTGGTTTTGAGCCTAAAATAACTGCCATCTGATTTCTCCTCTAAATCTCTAAGAATCCAATTGTAGCGTCTACAAATACAAGCTGAGTGCTGCTACCGCTTAATAAAGTTCCGTCTGCTGCCGTTGAGTTTAT